GGCAAAGTTCGTAGAGGGTTTCAGAAGGTGCACACCATCCGGCCGCGTACTGCCCGGCCGTCCGGTCCCAAACCGGAAGCTTTGCAGTGACCTTCTCGATGACCTCAGAGTCGCTGTCGCGGCCCCACACCGAAAACTCGTCCAGGTCGTCGCGCTTGTACTGGGCGATGACGTTTTTCCCGAAGCCGCGCATCGGCGATTCGAGCGCCGACATGACAGCGGAACCCACATCGAGCATCGCATCAAACTTGCGTGATGTTGCAGCGCCACCGCTGTCGACGGCGAACATGCGATTCAGTTTGCTGCCTACCAGTCCTCCGACAGCTACGGGAGGAGGGGATGTTAGAGAGGACACCGCAAACTGTTCGTTGCCGCCGACACCGGCGCCGACGAGTTCTTTGGTTTCGGCGACGGGTTCCGTCTGCGGTTCGGGCATGGTTGCGGGCTCCTGTACTGGTTCGGCTTTCGCCACGGGGGTGTCAGGCTGTGGGTCTTCCTTCGCTGGGGCCTCTACGGCCTTCTCAGGCTCTTTTCCCAGGTCAGCGATGCTCTGCTTAGCCGCTTCGGCCTTTTCCAGGCGTTCGCTCTTCTGAGATTCGGCCACCAGATCGTCGGCGGCCTTCTTGGCGGCCTCTGCGCGGATAGAACGAACAGATTTCAGGATTTCCGCGATGCCTTGCAACTCGGTGACGTCATCGTCCGTGAGGTCGGAGGCGTCTTTTTCGTCGAGGGCTTTGCTTTTCGCGGTGGCTTCAGCGGCAAGCGCGTCCAGGTCTTCGACCTTGCCCAGAGCGGTTTCAAGGGACGTTTTCTTATCTGGCGATAGATATGCCTTGATAACGTCATCAAGCATGTTGGGTCCTTTGCTGGCGGGTTTGCCGCCCCCGGACCGAGTACCAGACAGGGCGTGTCTTCAGGTTGTCCCCGGACCGAGTACCAGCAGGACTTTGTGGGCAGAATAGCCCAGATGATGATGTTGTGGCAACTGTGTCCCGCTCATCGAAAGCAGGACAAAGAAAAAACCCCGCCCGGTAGATGACAAGTCCAGTTGGGCGGGGTTTCCTAGGAGCATCCAAGTCGCACTCTAAGCACCTCGAATACCACCTCAGTATATCAGCAGAACAGCCGAATTACGCCTTCCCTTGCCCGAAACACGCACGGCACTGATAGTGCGTGACAGCCGCGTCACCAGCACCAAGGTGAACTCCATGACCTGCTATATGTCCCTTTTTCGTAAGAACACCTGTTCCTTTACAGGGCGCGCATGGACGCAGCTGAGCAGCAGTTTTGCGTGGAGCAAGAGGATCACGCATCGCCGGCGGAGGAATGAACTCCCCTTCAGAAGGCGTGGTGTGCGTGACTCCTTCAGATGCGGACTGCGGACGGGGGGCACCCTTCGGCTTTGGTTTAGCCTTTGCCGCTGGTACCGGTTTCCGATATTTGACGACCTGGTGGTGCGTCCAAAGCTTCAAACGGCGCTCCACCGACAGCGCAGCAGCCTCCCTAAACTTTTTTCGCTTCGCTTTACGCTGGCCTTTCGTCATTAACAGCATCGCCATGACGGCCATACAGCCCAGGAGGATCGCCCACACCAGAGAAGCTGCTACGGACATGGCCGTGGACAGCACATATACCGCTCCTGTGAGCCCGACAGAGCCAATCGCAGCCCACTTGACCTTCTTCAACGACGGGTTACGCATCACCGACTGGAGCATCTCCGACATAGAAACCGCCCGGCCATGCGCCTTAACCTTGTGAACCTTTCCATTCTTCGATGTGCGTGTATGAGATTTGATGCGTGCAGTACGTGTAGCCATAATGTGCTCCTAGGACATGTTGTGCTGTTTGTTGTACTTTGGGCGCTGCTTTTTGATCATTACCGCCTCGGCGGTTTCGGCCATCTCCCTGTCCGGGTACGTGTACAGTTCCGTCTTCTGGTGGACCTCTCCCCACCACTGTTTGGTGCGTTTGTGTTCATCCCACCGGTTTTGGAGACGGGTCTGCTCAGCGATCCCCACATACAGCAGGGCGCCCCTGTGGTCATGAAACGCATACAAAGAAGTAGGTTTCGTTTTAAGTTCCTGAACCTTCGGAGCTGGACGCATCCCTTGCGCTATCTGCCCAGTATCAGAATCAGAAACCCAAGCAGATCGCGCCGCCGTATACCCAGACTGTCCATCAACAGCCAAATACAGAACACCCTGATCCCGCTCCACGTCGAGCATTGAACAAGCCGCACCGTCGCTCTCAGCACCATCGCCCAAGAACGCGTCGGTCATGTACCTGTTTCCTGTGCGGTGACACAAACGCTGCGGAAACAGGTCACGGATCGGGCCAATCACTTCCTTCTGCGCAACCTGCGAAGCAGCCAACACCACAAACCCGGCCTTACGGCCCAAATACAAGATGCGGCCCACGATGTGATCCATTGGGTCCTTCTTCAACGAAGAAATCAGAGGAAGAATCTCATCAATGATCACAACATCCAAAGGCTCAGCCTCCGTCGGCTTATGCCAGCGGTGACCTGAAGCCTCCACACGGGCCATACGGCGGTTGAAGTCCTCCTCCAAGTCCTCCCAAAACTCTTCCAACTTGCGGGCGCCAGGCTGCTTAGGGTCAGACACGTAGTCGTGGACCAAGCCCCGACCTAAATATTTCTTCGCGTTTGCGAACTCAACGCCAGACGGGTCAATGATGCGAAGGCGAATCGGAACGACCTCGTGATACCCGGCGATCAACGACCACATCGTCGACGACTTACCAGCACCAGAAACGCCACCCACCAGTGTGGAAATGTTCGAAACTAGCGTTGCTGCGTTGCCGTCCGCGCGGACACCGAAACGTACACGTGCAGGTTTGCCTTCAATCTGCTTCACGGAAGGCAGCTCATGCAAACGGAACGTGGACCGCAGATGCTGACCCCAATCAAAACGAACAGTAGCCATCGACGGAGACATAGGACGGATCGTTACCCGGTCACAGAAAAACCCCGAAGCGAATTCCTGCTCCAACTTGACCAGTTTCGATGCTGATAGAGCGACAGCACCCGTAACAATGTTCCCCGTCAAACCAGAATCCGTCGGTTTCACATTCACCAAAGGTGCAACGGCCTCACTATCGACACGAGACGTCACCTTCAACTGGAACAGGACCGGCTGCCACATCTTCTTAATGGTGCGAATACGCCACATGCCCTGAATGACCGAGCGGGCAGACGATGCTTCTGAGCCCCTCAACGTCAGAAGCACCACCGCTGTCCAGTACGTGGCAGGGGGTATCACCCCCGCGAACATCCCCCACCACGACCAAAACTGCACAGACAAACCGACCGCCACAACCAGAGCGGCCGTGATCACGTAGTGCTGTACAGCCAAGATCAGCAGGGCAAATATGGCGCCTATTATCTTGAACGCCACAATCACGAAGGGCGGAAGGTTGATCATTTCCCAAACTTTCACCCCCGACCCGATGGTCCAGGGGCTCACTTCTCGCACCGCCTTGACAGCCATAGCTGCTGTTGCCTTTCTTTGTTAGTTTTCGTTAGCACAAATTTGGTGTTATGTGATAAGCTCCAGGCACTAAACAACTGACGCCGCTAGCGCCTGGCAGGTTCTCCCACAAATTTTGCTAGCTCAACCATCCGTGGATCGAGAATTCTTCTCTTATTTTGATTGGTTCTTGTTCGTTTTCTACTTCTGAGATGATGCTTGCTCGTCTGGTTTGCCAGCCTTTTTGGCTGGCTTTTTTGCGTTGTCGGCGTTTGTGGATTCGGCAGTTTGGGCATCTGCTGGGCGGGTTGTAGCCGTGTGGCTGGCAGGTTTTCATTGGGTTCCTATGATCCAGGCGATGATGAACGAGGTAATGACCGTCAAGACGGTGGTAAGAGTGCTCATTTGTCTGCTGCTTTTTGGATGAGTTTCGTTGCGGTGGTGCCAATGGCGATGGCTGCTAGTCCGAGTAGTGAGCCTGCTATCAGGATTTGTGTGGTGGTTAGTCCGCGTATGTCGTGTGGGTCTACGAGTCCTGTGGTGGCGGCGATGGCTCCGATAGCGATCCCGGTGAGTAGCACGAATGGGGCGATTAGGTAGATCAGAAACTTTTTCATGAGTTGCGTTCCTCTTCTAGGTTGGCCTTGAATGCGTCATTAAGTTCTTTGGAGACGATTCCTGCGACAAGTAAGCCGATGATGGCGATTGTCGCGAACATCAGGATGTTGCTCATGTTGTCGCTCCTGCGTTGTCGCGGATTGGCTTGGTCCAGCGTTCGATGTTGCGTCGGTTTGTGTCGCTGCCTTGTGCGACAAGTTCTTGTTGGATTTCTGTGACTGTCGCGCCTTCGCGTGCTCGTTGTGTCGCGTAGTCGCGGTCGGTGTTGTTGTCGCGTCGTGCGACTGTCGTGAGTTGTTTCGCTGCTTGTCGTGTCGCTGGTTTGAGTTTCGTTGTCGTGTCGTTGTCGTTCTTGACTACCCAGGACCGTCGCTTGAGCGGTGCGACAGGTGTCACGTCGGCTGTTTCGAGTTGCGCTAGTTCGATGTGTCGCATGATGACGACTAGTAGGTGTGTCGCTAGTGCGACAAAGAGGGGCCATACGGCGCTTCCGAATTGGGCTGCGACATGTAGGTCGCGTGTGACGGCATGCGACACATTGCCTGCGATTGACGCGGCTAGTGATGCGGCGAAGACGAGCCAGCAGAAGAGTCTGACGCGTAGTGGTGCGTGTCGCATCATGAAGATGCCGCCCATTGACGCGACAGCTAGACCGTCGACTCCGACAGGGACGAACGCTGGAAGTATTCCTGGTAGTTCCGACAGTTTGTCGCCGAAGTCGTAGAGTCCCGCGAACGACAGTGCGAAGTTGACTGCTGCGACAAAGGCGAGGCCTGCAACGACAGCGACCATGGCTGCGATGTGTCGTGATTGGGATGTCGCTAGTTGTCGTATCGTTTTGCGTCGGGCTTTTGCTTGGTGTCGCTTGTCGCTCCATTGCGACAGGTTTTGTCGTAGTGATGTCATGTTTTGTCGTAGTGATGTCATGTCGCTAGTCTGCACAACGATGTTCAGGTAGTCAAGTTAGTTAAGGTGCTCAAGTTGACTTGTTTGGGTGTTGTCGCAGATCATGTGGGCATGAACCAAGAAATGAAAACTCTCCCGGGAGGCTACCTATCGAGCGGCCAGGCAGCTGCCTGCCTGTCGTGTTCCATCCCGACGGTGCATAGGACACCGCGCGACGTGTTGCCGTATATCAAGGTTGGGAATCGGCGCCGTTATTTGCCGGCCGATGTTGAGGCGTACAGGGTGGCGAGGGACGCAAAGTAGAAGGGAGGCCCTAGGGCCTCCCTTTGGTTTTCAGATGGTGGAGAGGGCCAGCATGAGGACTGCTACGCAGCATGCGATCCATGTGTAGAAGATTGCCCAGGCTAGGTGTTGAATTTTTGTGGGTTTCATTTCTAGTACCAGTTGTTGTCGTCGGCAGTGTTCATGGGGATCACTGGACCTGTCCGGTGGCGATAGCGGCGAGAGCACGGTAGGCCTTTTGGTGGGATTCGGAGCGGCTCATGGTGCTGTGGGTGTCGGTGATACGGATGCCGGCCCAGATGCCTGCACGGATGGGGTAGGCGGTGGGGATGGCATCGATGACGTATTGGGCGCATTGGGGGTTTTGTGGGGGGGGGGGGGGGGGGACGGTTCCGGTTGGAAAGAACCAGTCTCCGTCCATGTTGAAGCACTCGCCTTCGATTTCCCAGGCTTCGGTTCGGCGGATGGTGTTTGTGAGTGTGGGTGCAGACATGAGGGCTCCTAGGTCCTTGGTGTGTGGGCGGGGCTAGCTGTTTACCTGGTTGGCGAGGACCTCCCACATGTCGTCGGTGGGAACACCGTCATCGTCGGTGTCGACGTGGTCGCCGATGAGGGCGTGGATGTCTGCGGTGGTGATGGTGGGCATTCCTTCGCGGGTGATGGCGGGGGCGCCGTTGTAGAGGTCGCGGACCTGGGCGGGGGTGATGGCGTTCTCGCGGATGTGGTGTTGGGTTTGTGCGATGAGCTGGTGGATTTTGAGGTAGCTGCGGATTCCGGTGAGGATCGACAGAGCTCGGACATACCCCGAGTACTCGCCACTCAGGCGGTCCTTGAGGAGGAAGGGGTCCTTTTTGGTCTTTTTTTGTTGGTCGAGGGTGTTTTTGACGGAGACTGCCAGGTCGAGGATTTTCTGGGCATCGGCGGATATGAGGGTTGTGTCTGTCATGTGGGGGTCCTTATCAGTTGGTTTTGTTGATGAGGTCGGCGATGTCGTCCCATTGTTGGGTGGTGGGGAAGGTGTCCCATGCGATATCGAGGTCTGCCATGGCGATCTCGATGCGGTCCATGTTGTTGTTGAGTTCGGTGGAGCGGAGGTGTTCGCGGGTGTATAGGTGGGTGCGGTAGGTGGAGGAGAGTTCTTGGGCGGTGAGTGTCATGTGGGGCTCCTAGGGCCGTGCGAATGGGGGTGGAGGGGGTTAGCTGTTGATTTGGTCTGCGAGCACGGCCCACATGTCTTCGGTGGGGATGCCGAGGTCGTCGGTGTCGATGTCTCCGCCGGCGACGAGGGTGTGGATGTCTTTGGTGGTGATTCCGTTGTGTGTGGTGGTGTTGGCGAGGTAGAGGTTTTTGGCTTCGGTGGCGGTGATGTTCATGGTGGGCTCCTTGGTTTTTTGTGTGGTGTTGCTGTTCGACTTCATAACCATACCACCGTCACGCCGTTGTGGCAACGTTGTGGCCAGATTAGTTTTCGTCTACACTCAGCACATCGGTGAAACACAAACGCCACAAACGCCGATAACCAAAATGGAGTAAGATCAAGACAAGAAAAAAACCCCCGCTTCGTTAGAGCGAGGGTTTTTGGATCCGCACGTCAGAGGTGCGGCACGATGAGATTATTGTACCCCATCGCCTTGGGGGCGCAGAACTCAACGGAAGTGCCAAACGTCACGTGCCTTATTTAAAGGTGCAAGACACATGCCAGACGAAAACCCACAAGAGACAGCCAAGCTAAAGAAAATAATCCCAGAGCCGGAATGGACACCTTCTTTCTGGAAGGTGTCACAACTTCCCTCACTTTCCCTGAGAGCTTTGGGGCTACATACCTACCTAATGAGCCTTCCCGAAGGTTGGGATATATCTTCTGACCGCATATCTCGTCAGCGCAAAGAAGGCCGCGACGCCGTCCGAAACGCCCTAAACGAGCTGAAGGAGGCAGGGCTATTCGAGAGTAAAAAGTACCAAGGTGAAGACGGAAAAATACGAACAACCACCGAGGTGCGCGCAATACCAGGCGCCGGTGCCACCAGCGGAAACAACGCAAAAGCCCAGGTCAAACCAGCGACGGAAAACCAGGCGCCGGTAAACCAGGCGCCGGTAAACCAGGCGCCTAAGAAGAGAGATACTAAAAGAGAGACTCTAGATAAAGATAAAGATAAAAGCATTTCGTCGGAGATCGCTTCGCGCTCCACCGACCTGGTGCCCAGAAGAGACGATGTGGAATCTCTTTGCACACTCCTAGCTGACCGCATCGAAGCCAACGGAAGCAAAAGACCAAACATCACCGACAAGTGGCGTGATGCAGCTCGGCTCATGTTGGACCGTGACGGTCGCACTTTCCAACAGATCCAGGCAGCGATCCTTTGGTGCCAGAATCACGAGTTCTGGAAAGCCAACATTCTGTCGATGCCTAAGTTGCGTGAGAAGTACGACCAGCTTCGCCTTGTCGCTCAACGAGAAGGCGCCGGGAACGGCTCTCAGATCAACGTGCAGCGACGTAATGGCGATCTGGGTACCGAGGCTCACTACGCCAGGTATTTGGAACGTGCAGCGTCTCGTGAGGCCGAAGAGGCAGCGGGTGTAGCTCCAGCCAACCTGTGGGACCGAATGCTGACAATGGGCGGTGCAGCATGAATCCGAAACAACTAGTTCAGTTCGTTAACATGGCACGCCAAACAGGACCCAAATCGGCGATGGAAGAATACGGAGTCGAAGCCTGGGAGATGGTAATCGGAGACTTCTCACTAGCCGACTGCCTAGAAGCCCTGAAGACCCTCGTCCGCCGCCGAATCCAGGAGGACCGGGCCAGGTGGATCAACCCTAACGACATTGCCTCAGAGGTAGTAAAAATCAGGGAGCGTCGCTCTCATGGATGGGAATCCTCCTTCATCCCAGTCGCCGACATTGACGGTGAGAGTGAAGGCAGCTATGCCAGGCGCACGGTACTGGCTCAAAGAGCACACATCAGAATGCTTGCTGATGGTCAAAGGCATCCCCAAAGGCCTGAGCTGGGGCAGAAGTTTGAACCGGCAGTTTTGATGAAGCATGTGTTTAAAAGTGCACCGCAAGTGGAGGCTAAGGATTTCTGATGTGCAACAAGACCCAGCGTGACAACGTTGTAATACCCACCTATCCGGTCGGAACGCCACTCTGGTACGCCTGGTTGGGAATGGGGGAATGGAAGCAGCACAAAACTGGTGAAGCGGTAGTTCTGGGTCTGACTCCCGGGGGTTGCTGCATGGAGATCGCACACGAGAGACATTCGGAAGAGCCACACGAATGCAGATTTCCATTCATTCAGTGTGATTTGATGGAAGATTTCATCAGAGAGATGGGTGCATCTTGCGGAGACCCAATTAGCATGCGAGTCCTTTTGGATGGGCGAATGGAAGTCATGCCTCTCCACGCTCCAAACCTTCTGGTTATACCTATGTTCTAGACCGGGAATGACTGAAGCCCCGCACCTCTGGCCGTCCGGCCGGGATGCGGGGCTTCTCCTTCACCTACCGGCTCAGGCTGCCTATGTACTGACTGCTGTCGTTGCTAGCCAGAATTTGTTTGCAACCCCAGTTTACGCGCCTTCGGGTGCGGCTTCAACATGCCGTGCGATACCGGTGTTTGCCCAGTACATGGCCTCTTCGAGCTTCGCGACGGCCAGCACTTTTTCCCGGCCTTCGGGGACGACGGTGTTTACGGCGTCTGCTGCTGCTTTCAGCGTGTTTCGTACCGTGTTCTGAAGTTGTGTTTTCGCCGGGTCTGGTGCGTGTTGGGTGAATCTTTTGTCTAGGTCTGCCTGTTCCATAATCCCCTACCTCAAGCCGTTGTGGCACCGTTGTGGCTGTGGTATGGTGACGTTGTTCAGAAAAACATAAAGGAGAAAAATGAACTACGCACTCTACATACTCGCCGCACTCAACATCCTAGCCGCCATAGTCGACATCACCCAAATAGGCAAACCACGCAAACCCATCACACCCGGACTCGCCGCCGCAACCACAGTCACCTGCGCGATCACCGCAACCCTCCTCATCATCGCAGCAACAAAACTCTAACCACAGGAGCAACCATGCAAATCGAACTCACCGAAAGCTATTCCGATCGATACATCCGCACCCGTATAGAAACACTCGAAGCAGAAAACGAACGACTAGGCAACGCACTCACCACAGTCATGCTGGCCCTACTCGAGGCCATTAAGAAACAACACCCCGTCGACGGCATGAACATCATCAAAGACCTCACCACCAAAACCATGGCAACAATAGGAGACAAACAGTGAACGACAAAAAAAACACCACGGCAGGAATCATCTGCCTAGCCATGATCTGCGCCACCCTCATCGCCATTGTTTGGATGATCACCAACTAAGGAACCCCATGAAACGCGAAGAGTACGAGGCACGAAACTTCCTCACCCAACTGAACACACCAACAAACCGAACCGAAAACAAAAACGACGACTTCCCTAAAATCCCATTCTTTTGGAAACTGATCGGGTTTGGAGCTGCCCTCGTGAAGCTCTCATTCCTTGGTCTCATCGGATGGGCAATCTACGCCCTCGTCACGTGGGTTACCAGCAAATGAACGCGAAGGAAAGAAGAGACATGAGCCCCCAAGACATCGCCAAATACGAACAACTACGAGCCGACTACTCCGAGCTACTCGCCGACTACGCGCACCTCAAAAACAGTGAAGAAGTCCTCACTGAAACCCAGATGCGATTCACCATCGACATCTCCACAACGCCCGAAGACGACGTAACACAACTAATTAAAGACCTCGCCACGACCATCACCGACACGGGAGCCACCTACAAGCTCACCCTCGCCCACGGCGGTGCGCTACTAAAATTCACCACAATCCCCAAATAAACCCTAGGAGCATCCGATGACTGACGTAGAGATAGGAACGGACCAAGTGGACGAAGACGAAACGATCACCCGCGAACAGATGCTAGAGCTAGAACTCGCTGGCTACCGAAGCGACGTAGAGGACCTCCGCGAGGAAAACGAGCGCCTGCGGTTGCTGTTGAAGGAATATCGGGCCCGCGAGAGCGTCTACGAAGAAGGCGACAGCCTCACCCGACGATTCCAAGCTAACAAGCAGGACGCGGAACACCGTTCCAAAATGATCGAGGCGCTCATGGCCGACAACGGGGCGCGGAAACGGGAACTGGACCACATGAAACGGCTCATTGTCGAAGCCGCCGTAGCAGCGCTCCATTTCGGACCTGGCCAATGTCTAGCGTGGATACGCGCATATATCGCAGAGTCTCCCGAAATGGATGACGACTACGAAAACCAGACAGGTTTTCGTCTAGGAGACGATAGCGATGACTGACCTCGGACTGGGATGCCACGATGAGCGATTCCGCTGCTCCAGCTGCCTATGCTGCTCCATCTGCGAATGCACAAAAACGGGATTCAACTGCGGGAAAGACCACAAGAAATCGGTTTCTCCCGCCCAGATGCAGGACGGGAAACGTTACCGGGTGATCTTTGAGGGCGTCGCGTGGCGATCAGAAACCCATAAAACAGTGCAGCTCATGGCCGAACGCGACTGGCGCGACACGGGCAAGAACGAAATGGGCCTACTCATTGAAAACTGTGACATGGAAGACGCAACCCGCATTGAGGAAATAGGCGGTGAGCAGTGATGGCACGTAAAAGCAAAAAACAGCAATCTCTTGAAGATAGTGCACTTGACTGGCTAATCAACTGGGTTGTCGCGCAAAACACCGACAGCGGCGCCCACTACTTTCACATTTGCGAGGGCGAAGCAGGCATGTGCGGATGCGAATTTGAAGGTGAACAGTGATGCGGCGGGGTAAACGTAAAATACACGGGAAAGGCTCCCTAAACACGCAAATCCAAAACCCGTCATATCTATGCGACTGCGGATACACAGAAGCGAGCTGGGCACACCGCTCAACCTGTCTACAACAAAAGGTGATGGAGCTCGAGAAAGCCTGCGCGCAGTGCAGCTGCTACTACGAGGAAATAGGCGGTGTTTATCGTTGCCCCTGCGCCTGTGAACCCGACGTAGAAAAATCCAACGATGAAGCACTCAAGCCAATCCCTGTTGAGCGACGGCCCGATCAATGCACCTGCTACCGCTCGATGACCACGGGCAAATTTGAAGACGGACACGAATATCCGTGCCAAGGCGGTGAGCAGCGGTGACCGTACGTGTCAACACAGCGGCGCTCTACGAAGCACTAGACGCTAAACGGCAACGCCTAGACCTGTCGTGGCGCCAAGTAAGCCGCACCACCGACATCGACTCTGCCGTGTTCGTGCGCCTAGCAAAAGGCCAAGCACCCGGCTCACACATCCTCGCCGCGATGCTCGTCTGGCTCGGATACGCCCCATTTTGGATCACTAGCGAGGATAGCCATGAATAACGACGACATCTTGCGTGAGCTAAACAAAATAACTGCCGCCCTGAAATGGGCAGAAGAACACCTCGCCAAAGACGGCGAATCCAAGGCGGCGCTACACATGTCCGACCGTGTCCTATACAGCCCACTGTGCACGTCCGTGGTGGCGGCACGCAAATCGGCGAAAAAAGTCGCCGATGAAATATCCGGCGGGTCAGACGATCAACGGGCGGCTGCCATGGATTGGCTCGGGAGGTTCCTAGTTCAAAAATATCCTGCCGCCGCGTCAGAGATAGGACGCGTTATGCCGACCCTCTCAGAGCATGTTTGGCACATCCAGGACGGTTTGACCTCACAGTGTGGCGCTGTCGGCTGCGAACTAGAAGGCGAACAGTAATGAGTAAGGAGTTGCAGTGGTCCGGGACGATAGCCGTGCTCGACCAGGCGACGAAAGACGGAAAAATACTCCACTCCCATGCGCATAATACGTGGATTGATTTACCTATCACCTTGTGGAACCACGGTAAGCCGGCCGGGGTAATCAAATCTATAACCCTGATGGACACTCACATCAAGGCTGGCGGAGTGGCTAGTGAGGGTGAGCTGTTAGGCCGTCTGCTGACAGGTAAGCCGGTGAATGTGTCACCTAACATCAAGTTCGCGGCTGGTAGGACGATTATTACTGGTTTGACTGTTGTGTCTGCGCCGGTGTGGGCGGGGGTGCATATACGGATGGTTTAGGTTTTCGGGTCCGCTCTCTTTTGGGGGCGGATTTTTTATGTCCTCAAGCCGTTGTGGCAACGTTGCCACGGTGCTATGGTGGTGGAACTACAAGAAAGGAACACCCCATGACCACCCAAAAACCACGCTGCACCCACTGCGGATACGTCCTACACCAACCAAACCCCAAACCCACCTGCACCCACTGCCAAATCATGGCAACAATCAAAGAAAACCAGCACCACGCCAACCAACGCCTAGCAGGCGCCATACCCCCAAAAGGGTCTAGCGTCTAACCATGACAAACACCCGACCACGACACGCGATAGGAAAACACAGAAAACCCAGCAAAACACCCATACAAAAACTGACAGACCTATTCAAAACCAAACAAAAAACCGATCTCAACGCCGACACAATCCTCCTACCAAAAATCCAAACCCAATAAACCACCACCACCAGCAATAATCAGTGCCATAACTCCCAACCAAACGGAGCCCACCATGGCACGACGGCACCCAGGCGTCCCAGCAGACACAGCCTGCATATGGCCCACCACCAACAACCTGTTCGACGAAATGTCACAAAGGCTCATCTGCTGGGCCGGCGCCCAAAACGTGTACATCTCCACCTACATCACACAACACTTCCACGCCCGCAAAGACCTCTGCACCATGTTCGGGGCCCTCACCTTCACCGACAGCGGAACAGATATGTGCCCCCTACCCGATGACCTAGACATATCGGCAGCGGACCCCATAGACCCCGTCACCTGCATAGACGGCATCACCATCCCCGGGAACCTCATCATCGACGGTGGACTAGTAATCAACCAACCCGACGCATCAACCGTCGGGCTACGCATCAACCAACCCAACCCCGTCACCAGCGCAGACGCCAACATGATCGAACTGTGGTACCAAACGTTCAACACCATGCGCGCCAACGAACTCGGCCTACCCAGAGACCTCACCCCACCAGCCACAACCGGCCTAGGCAAAGAAGGCGAAGCAACCCACCAATTCCACGCCGGAACACCAACATCCAAATCCTCGCGCTGGTTCCACTCCAACGGAACCGAAGTCGGCTACGTACTAGGCAACGGAACAGCCACCTTCACCGGACCCGTCCTAGGCCCAAACCTTTACGAATCACTATGGACACCCATCACCATCGACAGCCCACAAACAGCCGCGAAATACACGGCCAACGCAAACGGCGCCAACAACACCAACTCACCGCAAGTCATGATCATCGCCGGCGGGAAACGTGCACTACTCAGAGGACGCATCAACTCCGTCACAACAGGTGGAGTAACAGACGAAATCATTGCCACCACAGTCCCCACCAGCATCACCGTAGGAACAGCAACCATCTCATCAGTACCACTACAAGACCGAGGCTTCGTAGCCATGGGCTCAGGTGGAGGAATCCGAATCATCATCCGCAAAAACGGAAACATACAAATGCTCGGAGCCGCCAACACACAGCCCTACATCATGCTCGACGGAATCGAATACTCACTAGAAACATAAAGAAGAGCCCCCCTCCACCACGAGAAAAAAGGGGGGCCCAACAGCGGTGCGAAACGCCAACAACCATTAAACAGCAGGACCAACCATCAACGACCCCGCATTACCCGATTTCAGCCACTCGCGGGCCTCACGCTCAGAATCAAACGCTTTCCCCTCACCGCCACCAACCGGAATCCAATTCCACACATACTTCGTTCGGCGAGGCGATACCTGCCTCTGCTGACCATCCGCACCAACAGCAGTCCTAGCCCTAGCCCCACCACACGACCCACACGCCATCACACACCACCCTCTAGTAGAGCCAACTCGCGCTGAACCCGACGGCGCGCAGCAGCGAACTCAACCGAAACCCCAGCCATCGACTGTCGCTCAAACGGAGACACCAACGACGGATCATCAAACTGCTTCGCCATACGCCGGTACAACGCACCCACCCTGCGCCTAATGGTCTCCTTATCGGACTCCGGGATGTCCGCAGCATCAACACCACGCCCCCCAGCAATCGCAAACACCCCCCGAGGAACCGCCCGCAACTCCCCGTCCACAACATCCGCGAACGGGAGTTTGTAGGCACCCCGAGTAGCAGGATCAGCGTCCGGGTCCTGATACAAGAACGCGCGCCTGAACCGGTTGATGTCCAAATCATCCCCACCAGCCCATTCAAACACGCGGCCCACCGCAGCACCAGAATCCCACTCACGGCCACGATCCGTGAACGGCAACTCCATATCCCCCACCACACGAAAAGCAAAAGCCATCAACTCAGGCTCCTCCCGTTCAGCGACGACTTCGGGGATGTTGATCGACTTGATTTCAGCGTCTTCAAAAGCGGGGATATCAACGATCGTTGCGGCCATAAGCTTGAAGGTGCCAGGCTCAATATCAGCAGATATGTGCCGAACGAAACCATTCTGGACCTTGCGTACAACTTCGCGCGCCGCCGTATCATATAGATCAAAACGGCCTTCACCCCAAAGAGCACCACTATCCACCCAGACACGGTCGATAGTCCCCACGGATATTGCTCCAGCATGACCCCCCCAATCCGCTGGGGCGTACCGCAAAGCAATCGGCAACGGCCGAACCTTCGCGGTGCTACCCATCGCTATTTTGCGTCCCGCAGCATCCGGCTTATTCAACGGAGCGATCAACGCCCGCCAATGAACCTCAACCATTTTGTTCTCCAACCCGTATCCGACACCGACAATTCACTACCTCTTGAACAGGGCCGAATGGGTCATGCGGGTAGCGGAGGGGAAATCCACCTACATTGAACACATCGTCCACCAAAACTGTTGTGTTATCAACAGCAGCATGAGTTAGACGTGTTTTCTCATCTTCTCGGGCGATCCACGTCTTAACCACCCGTCGACGTCCACCATCCGCCAACACCACAGCAGCGGCGAACCAGGCGGCATTCACCGCAACAGCCCCACCATTTACAGCCATCACCCCAAGCATCGGCTGCCACAGCGCTGCCGAAGCGGACAACAAACCCAAAGCAGCCACAGAACCCCCAGCAACAAACGCCGCATACACCCACGCCTGAGTCTGGGCAGGGATCGTCGTAGCCGTAACCACCGGCACCAAATCCTGACCAACAAACGTACCCGCAGCCCCAGCAACAAGAGCCGGAGAAACAACACCCGCCGAAATCAAAGTTTCCTCAAACACACGGCGAGCCTCAGGAGTCACAAACTCGGCTACCAGCTCAGGCCACGCATCCGTAGGCCACACAAGCCAATCCGGGTGCTCAGGATCAGCGAACACCGTCGCCCTGATGCGGGCAACGAACTCATCAAACGCGCTCTGAACAGCCAACCTGACAGCGGCTTCGCCCTCATCAACGTCCACTACGCACCCACGACCTCAAACCAACTGAGCTATAGCCCTCACGACCACCAAAAATATGGCCCACATAGCCAACGACACAATCAAAGAGAGCCCCAGCCACAACACCTTCATACTTTGGTTTCACCCTCGCAACAGCCTCAACAAGCACATCACCATCAGCCGCGAACGTCACATGCCGCTCCAAAGCATCCACAGCGGTCACCTGCGCACGATTAGCGCGACCCGAATGAGTAGCCATCCACTGCCCAGCCGTATAAACAATGTCCCGCGCCAACATCTCAGCCACCCCAAAATCTGCCGGGTCGCCGCCCCGATCCAACAGAGGCGGCGCGGCCCGCTCAGACTCAATCCGCACCGGATCGGCAATATCGTCACGCTCCATCGCACCAATATCGTCACCCCCATCCACATGCGCATACCCCGCTGCCTCGCGAGTTTCGTTCAAACTGATCACACCAGCAGCGCGAAGTTCAATCGCTTCGGGAGTCCGATCCGGGCGTGACACCAGGTCAGAAAAGTCGGCCTGAATAATGTAATCGGGGCCCATTACAGGCTGCACAACACGAACGGTCAACGCATCGCAAATCGTTTGAGCGAGCGGCGCTATATCAAACTTCAGGTCCTCTTCGGACAATTGCCAGCCCGTCCAGTGGTTCAAATCCCCGACACCGGTGACCATCTCCGTGGGCAACGGCTGACCTGTCGCATATCGGCGTATCTCTGTGTCCCGCAAACCCGATGCCTGATCGTCGAACTCGGACCAAAAAGTGATCGGCTTATCTCGTAGCGCAGCCATAGCCTCAGCTGGCATCCACATGAAATACGGGACGTGCCGGGCCGGCGAGTTCGGATCACTAATCGACTGAGAAACGCCCTTATGCATCGTCTGCTGAAAGGCGTCCTCGGGGGACATTCCTTCCTGGTCGGCGGTAGGTGCGGGGAGATTCATCTCCAGGGGCATAGGCAAAATACCTGCACCGACAAGGCGGGACATTGCTGTTGTTTTGATGGATGCGTCGATGGCCTGAATCTTGTCCAACGCAGATATTCCGCCGCGTGTAGGGGAATCGGCTTCCCAAAACTTGTGGGGGTGGGGCTGCCACAGTCGGAAGTTGTATAGGTCTTCGATGTTGTAGGACAGGTCTTCGCCGGTGAGGGGATGCGTGAATCGCAGAGTTTTGCGGTTGAAGTTTACTTGGTCGGCGGGGACGATAAGCCATTCGTCTTTACCATCGTCGCCTTTGATAACGAATGTGTAGGTTTCTCCCGGGATGGTGAGGTGCTGCGCATATCTAGATAGGCTGGCGGCGTGGTTAGATATGCCACCGAAGAGGGTCTCCAGCATCGACTGTGAACGCTGATCGGTGATCAGCTCCGGCCCATCAGGCGTGACCCGCGCAATTTGCAGTTTAACTTTAGACAACGCGGCTGCCCGATACGACACAACAAGGCGCATCTCCGGCACAACGTCATAAAACTCCCACGCCTTCTTCTGCCAGCCAGTACCACCCCCCGCGACCTGAGCCAAAGGAGACGACAACGACGCCGACGCCAACGAAATCGACGCGAACTGAGAACTCGTAGAGTGCATCTGAGGTGCCTTTGGCTTCCTCTTGCGCAACGCGTCCAGAAAAGCCATGTGATCCCCATTCGTTAGCTATGCGTACTGTACCGCCCAGATGTGTGTCTAGTCACCAGCCCAGTCACGGCGCCCATCATCGAGCCATTGAGCCACCAAACCAGTCAACTGTGAACACGCCAGGATCATCGCCCCGATCACAAACCAAGCATGGTCACCAAAAAAATAGGCCGACACAACCACCGCCGGCGCCACCCACATAGACGCACACCAGGAACAAGTCACCAGCTTCGTGAACCAATACTGAACCGACGGCCAACGACTCAAACTGTTTACCCGATTCAGCCAAAACCCGTCCGTCAACGTGTCGAACGTGACCAGCCTCGTCAACCTCATCACCGACAGGACCACCAAAACAGCCACACCAACCGGCATTACAACCCCTTTGACCTGCGAAAACACTGTGAAATGGACGTAGAGCCACTAAAACCAGGTCACCCTATAGGCAGTGACGGCAAGCTTGGTAGAGACAACGGCGACTGAAGTCTAGACGACCCCGTATACGGGGCAAGGAACCTAACTGCGTGCACCAACGCATCCAGGTGGTTAGGAGACCACGAAGCCGACGGCTCCCACTGCACAAGCTCATCCTCAAGCTCCGGCAAAGGAACCGGATGCACAACCTTCACAGTTCCGTTCGCTGTCTGCTCATACAAAGCAACAACGGGGTGGGCACGGTCCGCCTTAGACGATTTCGTTGGACTCACCTTCAGCAGAGGTAAAGGCCCCTCCACCTGGCCTCTAGCTGATAGGTCTTTCCACGATAGGCGGATGCCGTGCGCCACGTTGTCGCCGCCGTATGCACCCTCGTAGAGGATCGTCCCGGCCCCGGACCGGGACGCGGCGCGACACACCTGTTTATAGCGGTAATCGGGTGTTCCGTTACATGTATCGTCGGCCAATATGTAAATAATTCCTGCGCGGTCCACTCCAGCTGTGATAATGCCTGTCGCGTCACCGTCTGCTGACCCTGAGGGGTCAACTGAGACGATAGTGCGCATCATCTGCGGAACAGGTTTAGTGGACTGCACAGCCTCAATCAGATCACGGGTCCACAACGCGAACTCTGCGTCCATCAACAGCTCGCCGTACAGTTCCTGCCTACCTATGCGCGTTCCTTCATACCTGCGTTTCAACTCAGCCAAAGCGGCGGGAGACAGGTTCGCCTCATTATCGAAGGTCGAGCCCCGAACCACGACTACGGAACCATCGTCACGCTCCACCAATTCCTTGATAAGCGGTGTCGGGCGCGGAGTAGTGGTAACCAAGATGAGTGGCCTACGCCCAATACGCACAGCAGGCATCAAAGCCTCATACCAAAGCTCATTCGCCCGCTGAAATGCCGCAAGCTCATCCAACCAACCACCAGAAAGGTTAGCTCCACGAATACGGTCCGGCTTATCCGCGCTATACCCGATGATCTCCGAACCATTCGGCAAATAGAAATGCAAATCAGACTTGTTGTAACGGTATTTTATTTTGTTTTCAGTAAGAACCTTCTCCACAGCAGCCATGGGAACATCTTTCGTGTCCCGCCACACGGGAGCGATAACAGCCCACGACGTTTTCGGGTTAGACAATGCCTGATCGGCGATCCACTCCGAACCCGACCGGGTTTTACCGAAACCACGCCCAGCAAGCATCAACCAGACACTCCACTCATCACCAGGGGGTGGCAACTGGTTAGGGCGCGCAGTTTCAAGCCATGCGTTACGGTGCCTGTTCTCGGCCTTCTCGTGGGCTTTGATGATCTTCTTCAGAAGAACAGCGCGTTCAAGGAGCTCGGCCTTATCCATCTATCTCCCCTATCACCTCGTCTAATGCGCCTTCACCTATCTCAGATTCGATCTTCAAAAGCTCCTGCTTCAAGTCCTCGATCGTGATCCGATGATGAACTTCCTTAGGTGGATTTATCGCCTTCATCTCAATTAGTGATTGAAGGTACCTGTGAGCCCCGTTAAGCGCCTCAATAGCCGTTCTGGGCTTGGACTGCTCAGTGTCGTCGGCGATCTTCATATACTGCTCTAGGACGCCCTCGATATAGTCGAGTTCTTCCAGGCGAGCGAGCTCATTAGGTGTCAGGTGTGACAGCTCTTTAGGGACACGTTTGTCACCAAGAATGTCCAGTGCTCTCTGATGCGATTCGCGGACAGTCGTGAAATGTATACCCAGAACATCAGCGATCTTCCGATACGACCATTTCATCCTTCGGAAACGCAAAATGTCTTCCATGCGCTTGGTGATTTGCCGCTCTTCGTACCGCTGATCGGCCTCTTTGACGAGTTTTTCTTTCAGCTGTCTTAGTGCATCGTTCGCTGCCATGGTTATTAGTGTAGGGGTTTGTAGGGGTGTTACGGTGGTGTGGTGGTGCTGTTACTACATTGGGGGGTGTTTTGTGGCTAGTTGGGTTTTGGCGCCGAATGTGGCGCAGGTTAACCGCGATGTGCGTGGTACGTCGTTTTTGACGGATTTGGGGACGATTGGTGATACGTCTCATCAGCAGGGTGCGGGTGATCATACGCCGTGGTCTTCGCATGTGGGGAAGTTTGGGTATCCGACGCAGGGTGAGGTGCATGCGCAGGATATTGGTGGGTCTGAGTATTACTTGGATTTGTTGGAGACGTTTGTGCGGCGTTCGTGGCGGCGGGGTGAGCTTGGTGGGTTGAAGTACATCAATGTGTTGAATCGTCATTGGAATGTTCAGTCTTGGGCTTCTTTTGAGAAGGCTAGGGCTGGGACGTTGAAGTCTACGTATTCTGGTGATCATCATGTGCATTTGTCGTTTGAGAATGGCGGTGTGGATGGTGATTTGGTGGAGCGTTTTAGGGCTTGGCTTGATGCTGGGCAGGAGTTTGGAGGGGTTGAGGATATGGCTACTGCTGATGAGATCGCGAATGCTGTTGTGCAGAAGTTGGCTTATGCCGATTTTGCTTGGGGTGTGAGTGTTGAGCCTGATGATGGTGTGAATACTCAGTCGAATCAGAATCGTTGGGCTGCTGCTGCGCATTCTGCTGATGCGGCGAATGTGAAGGCGGGTCAGATTTTGGAGCAGATTGGTGTGGGTGGTACTGATCCTGAGGTGTTGCGTCAGGTGGTGCGTGAGGAGTTGTTGGCGTTGTTGCAGGCGTCTTCTAGGGGTGAGTTGGATGCTCTAGGGGGTTAGTGCCAGAAGGCGGTGGCCCTCCCCGATTTCCGTGGGGAGGGCCACCGCTGTTTTCTGTTCGTTTGTCTCACGAGTTGTGTTCGTCTTCTTCTTGGTTGTATAGGGTTGAGAAGTCGGGGCCGTTTCTGTAGCCGATACCGCCACGGGGGGCGGTTATTGGGAGGCTGAAAAGTTTGGTTTCCTGAACGAGTGTGGCTCTGTCTAGTGTGGCTCTTTCTAGTTCGTCTTCTCTGAGCGGTTTGTCGCTGGCTAGCCAGCGACTTCGGTTGCGTTTAGCGATTTCTTCGACGGTTGGGATTCCTTCTGGTTCTGGCATGGCAGCTAGTTCCGTGAGTGTTTCTTCGCTCAGGCCTTCCCATTCTTGTTCGTTTATAGCGTCGCGTAGGTCCTCAAGCCTGTTCAGGACATCTTGCAATATTTCCTGTTTGAATTCCCATACTGGTTGGGATACTGCCCATCCTGGGATGTGGCGTTTTGGTCTATTGCCTAGGTTGTCTAGTTTTGCTTGGAAGTAGCGCATCTCTCCGGCTATAGACATGTTTACGTATTCTTCGTAATCGTTCATTATTCCCATTCCTTATAGATACGTTTGACTGGTTTGTGTAGCGCGTAGTGGAGTCCCCATATTGGTAGCCATAGGAAGCAGGTTGCTGCGGTGAGGATGCCGTGCAGGAGTATGGCCCAGGTGGGAAACGGGTTTGGTATGAGCACGGAGTGTGGTGACCATCGGGCCCAGTTTTCTGGCTGGTATTTAGGTGGATGCATTTTGGCATCCGTGTCGTTTTTCGTTGGTGTCGGCGATGTGCCAGAAGTCGATGTCTTCGATGAGTTGGTGGAGGGATAGGTCGCCTTCGTTGTTGAGGTAGCAGAGTGGGTGGGGGGCGTTGTTGTCTTTGAATATGACGAGGCCGTGGAAGCTGTAGCCGTCGGGGAGGCGGTCTTGGATTTCTTGGGTGAGTTGTTCTTCGATGTTTCGTAGGTTGTATTGGGGGGTGAATGCTCCGAGTTTGTGTTGGATGTATTCGGTGATGTTGCGGTAGCCGGTTGCTTGGTACCAGTCTGTGTATCGCATGATGCTCCTTGTGGTGTGGTAACGCTACGGTAGCACCGCCACGCCGTTCCCGCAACGTTGCAGTGCGGGAACGCCCACACACTCCCAACGTTGCCACACCATTGCGGCGATGGTATGGTGATGGCATGAACCCCAAACAGGACCCACCAAAGGGCTTTCTTCAAGTCACCGTATCCCTACGACCCGCAGACGTAAAAAAGCTGGACGAATGGGCACAAGCAGCCCACGTGCCACGATCCGCGATGATCCGCATGCTAATCCAAGACCGAGCCACCAAAAAATAGGAGCACCGTACTCATGGCATACGCCGACGATTACATTGACGTTGCAGTACGAATCACGGACTTTCGGGCCAAGCATCCCGAAGGTTCCCTTCAGCCAGCAGATAAAGAGAAGCCCTACACCATCCAGGAAATAGCGGGACAGACATACATCGTTGTTGTCGCTGCCGCATATCGCACACCTGATGATGTGCGTCCCGGTATTGGTATGGCATACGAAATCTTCCCGGGTAAAACAAACTTCACGCGTGGGTCAGAGCTTCAGAACGCGGAAACCTCTGCGTGGGGCCGGGCGATTGTTGCTGCTCTTGCGGGGGATACGAAGAAGAGCATCGCTTCAGCTGAGGAGGTCCGTAACCGCAAGGAGGAGCAGAAGGTGACTCCTATACGTAAACCTGCCGCTAAGCCTGCTGTGAAGCCCAAGGAGCCGGTGTCGATAGAGAATCTTGATGCGGTGTCCGCGCTGTGTACTCGCATGGATGCTGCTGAGACTCTTCCTGATTTGCAGCTGGTGGCGGAGGAGATATCGCAGATGGATCCTAAGCCGAGCATCTCTGAGTTGAAGGTTTTGACTGAGGTGTGGAAGGAACGTAAGGCAGCCTTGTCATGAAGGAATACTGCGAAAGCACTAAAGCGAAGATGGATTGGATTAAGAAAACCGGGTGGATTGATCCTTACAAATGGGAGAAGCATGAATTGATCGAGCCTGATTCTTGCCAATGTCATCCTTGCGATGAATGTGATTGGTACGAGAAGAATCCAGGTAAGAAGTAAACACAGATTGGGCCGGTCCTCAAATCGGGGGCCGGCTTTTTCTATACCCTTGACACCATTGCCACAACGTTGCTACAGTGGTGTCACAACGTTTTAGGGAGCATCGAAATGGACCTCAACCGCCTCACCAAACTCGAAGAAATCCACTACCCCGTAGAAACACAGTTCTTCAGCGAAGACGGACTCGGTGAGGAGTGGGTTGATGTATGCGCTAACTGTGACGACGGAGACGACCAATACGCGGTCCTATGGCCATGCCCCACCATGCAAGGCGCCTACTACGCCTACGAGGAACAGGACAACCTTCGTGGCCCTAACTTTTCGTTGGCTTGGGTTGATGAACTCGCTGGAGACAACAATGACTAAACCTAAACGGTTCGCTTACCTTCAGGAACTCCGATCACACCTCACCCAACTCGGCTACCCGCAACACATCATCAACCAACAGATACAGGATCACCCATGGAGCCCCCAGTTCGCACGTACAGCCCCGAATGGCATCAGCTCCGCAAAACGCGCCTAGGGGCATCCGATATGGGTGCGCTGCTGGGTGTGAGCCCGTGGGACACCCCAGCGGATGTGTGGGAGGCCAAGCGAGGAGCTGGCCGGCCACAACCCGACGGATCGATTAACACACCCATCTGGTGGGGGCACCAAGAGGAACCGTTGATTATCACCGCCGCCATGCACGAGTTGTACGGGGATGTGACTCCTGCGCATCTAGATGGGTACTGCTGGTCGATGGATGGGCTGATGGCTTCACTTGACGCGGTCGTGACGGATCGCCAACCTGACCAGGTTTGGGGTACCCTTCCGGCTCTTATCGAGGCCAAGGCAGTAGGCATCCGATATGGATATCTATGGCGATACGGGCCGCCGGCGCACGTTCTAGCGCAAGTGCACACACAGATGGCCGTCATGCAAACGGAAGAAGCATATGTGGCAGCCCGGATAGGTGGTGCACCAGTTAAAACGTGGGACATCGAATACAGGCAGGAAACATGCAAAAACGTTTTGGAGGTAATCGAAATGTTTTGGTCGTATGAAGACATGCCTCCGCATTGGGAGATGCTCGTAGAAAAAACTGTTACCAGCATGCAATAGAGGAGAACAACCATGTTTACCAAGATCGCGACAAAAGAGTTGAAGGACCTGTGGACCGGGGACCTACCGGCCATTGACCGGGAACATTTTCATCTGGAACGCATGGAGCTAGTGGAAGAGCTGAACTCTTCGTGGATGCCGGAGGGTATGCATCACCTCACCGATATCCCGGAAATGTTTTGGGAGTGCACGGCCCGGCATTACAACCTGAAAATCGTCGGCTAGGGGAAGCCATGAAATTTACAGAACTTGAGTTCGTTGTTACGCACGAGGAAACTTCTAAAGTTTTCCTCACCAGGAAAGAGGCCGACATCTACGGGTTCTCTCTGCTCGAGGAAGGGAAGACATTCAGTATGCGCATCCAGTTGAGGGGGAACTTTGAAAAAGGAATAGAGACCGGATCGATGCTTAAAGTTTCTTGGGGGAAGTGATGAAAGAGGAGGCTTCCGTGAGGACATCGACGTGTCCTGTGTGCGAAAAGTATGTAACTCACGAGTGTCGGGATGAGGAGGAACAGCATGAAGAAAACAACAAGAATACCGAATAATGTCATGAACGATGTTTGCCTCATCTCATCGGAAGCCCTACAGAAGCTAATCAGAAAAACAGTCGGGGTGTCACCTAACGTTCTCGTCGGTATGAAGCGGAAGATACGACGCCTGGATGGCTCGACTGCGACATTCGAGTATGTGGACTTTGATGATGTTGGAGGACAGCACTACATCCAGGTAGACGACATGTGGTCAGATCGCAGTTATGGGGATAAGCAATGACGGAGGAAGCGTTCAGGCAGCAGGTTCGGCAGATCGCCCGCCTATACGGCTGGCGGTTGAACTACCACACACACAACTCCAAGTTTTCTGATCCTGGCTGGCCTGATGAAGTGTTTGTCAACGAGGAACGGAACCGTATCATTTTCGTGGAACTGAAAACAGAGACTGGTCGTGTCCGGCCGGCGCAGAAGATATGGATTGATGCACTCACACGGCTGGGGCTTGAAGCAGCGATTTGGCGACCGCGCGATATGGACCACATTGTGTCCGTACTAGGCCCGAAGCAGGTGTCGTTACGGGACGGCTATGTGTCTCCGCGTAAAAAGCCGGGGCCGACACCCAAGAAGCAGGATGAAGGTTGGGTTTTCGGTTCCGAGAAACAAAATATTGGTACCCCACACTAGGGTACACACAGCTTAGGGCCTCTACGTGCGAATCAGAATGTTTTCGCAGGTCAGAGGCCCTTTGTCTGTGTCTACACGACCTCGGTTCGGAAGCGAATGACCAGCTCATCCAAGTTGGTCCACGTAAAAGGAACACCCTGCATCACCAGGCTGTTGGTTCCGCCGGCGTCGTCGCCGTACCGGACTTGTATAGGGGTGGCGTTGTTGTTGAGGATCGTCTCCCCGGAAAACCACGGGCTCCCAGCTGACTGGTCACGCATCGACGCCGCCCCGGCAACATGGTTCACCGCGATCGCTCCCGGCCCGAAAAAGGGCACCGTTCCAGCAGGCATCCCAATGCGCCATTGAGTAGCCGAAAACGTTGACGTAGTTCCAAACCTGAGCGCGATGATCACATCAACCGTTTTCCCGACCAGAAGATAACGCGAGTCATTCAGGCCATTACCCAAAGTAAAGTTTGCGGTCGTCGGCAAGAAAGAAACCCACGGCAGCGCCGAATGCGCCTGGATCGTGTCTCCGCCCTGGATAGTGATGCCCGCACCAGCAACCAGGGTGCATGTCGGTTCCGCTGTAGCTTGTCCGCATAGGCACGGTTCGGCCATGATGTGCTCCTTAGTTGCTGTCTGCTTCGAAACGTACCTGGAAGGAAAACTCGTCGTTGTTAGCAAACGTGATCGGGGTGCCATCTTGCACCAGGCTGTTAGACCCGCCGGCGTCGTCGCCGTACCGGAACTGCAAAACACCGGAGGATGCACGAACAACGCGGCCTTGATACCACGGCAAGCCACCCGAAGCATCAAAAACTGACCAATCTCCCAAAATGCCGTGGTTGTTGATGATGCTGCTGTATGACTGGGGTACGAACGGGATATCCACTGACCATGTGGAGGCGGAGAAAGACGACGTGGACCCGAACTGGAAGGACATGATGATGTCGATGTTGTATCCGTCGGACAAATATCGTGCGTTCACTTCCCCATTGCCGAGAGAAAAGTTGAACAGCGTGTAATCATCTGGGCTTAACGGCCGCCATGCCGTTGCGGCAACAGCAGTAATAATGGTGTTATCAAACGTTCCAGAAACGATGATGCCTTGATCGTCACCAACACCGCCATCGACGATCGGGGGACTACCAGCAAGAGAAGCCCCACATCCACATACAGCCATGACTCTCCCTATGGTGCTATCTGAACAGTGTTGTTGTCTGCTATCCGAACCGCCTGGAGTACAGCTCCCGCCCCGGTTCCTACCACTTGCAGACGGTATGTGGTGCCAAATGACATACTTCGGCCCTGCTGGTTTCGTAGGGCTTCCACTTCCGCGCGCAAACTTCGAACCTCGCGCACCAAAGACTCGAATCCGTCTACCGGTATAGCCATGTCATTCCTCCACTGCTGGGATACCCAAGGTGTCGAAACCTACCGCAATTTTTTCTTGATCCCGAGGAGTCCAGGTGACTTTCACTTCGTTGAGACGCATCGGATATCTACCGGGCTGACAAAACTGCTCGGCAGCAACTTGCACGTCATACCGCATACCGCAAATAAGATCAGGAAGAGCAACAGGTGTAGCGAACGTAATGTTGTAGCCGGTGGGCTGAATATCTGTGTTACTTGCAAGGCTAGAACCTGACGGGATCACCAACGTGGGTGACATGTCCCGTTTCTCGTTGAATAGGTTCACCACCAAAGTGTTCAGCTGGCTGAAATCTTCAAGGCCCGAATATTTCGCAGTAGGCCAGTCCACGTCACCGTAGTATGCTGCTTCCGCGCCGAATGGGCCTTGAGAAGAAATGATGCCCTCCCCGATACCAGCGACACGGGTAGCGAAATCCGTCCCGTCCTGGACGAGTTCCATCTCCCCCAAAATGCTGGTGGCATCGATGACATAAGGGAGGTCGATATTTGGTGCGGTTTCTCCCCAGACGAAGGTATACCTACCCACAGTGGTGTAGTTGAATCCTGCTCGCACCAAATCGACCCATTTTTGGCCCACCTGATACTGGTATTCGTCGTACTCGACGCTGATAGTCGCAGCAGCGAATCCCAAAAAATGTATGTACGGCAGAAAGCCGGGGTCGTGGCGTCCAGTACTTCCGTCGAAGAATGTTTGCAAAATGTTGACGGCAATGGAGGTCGGGTTGTTGGTGATGCTGTAAAACTCGTCGATGCGGCGCCGGGTTGTCCAACCGGTAATGTCCCAAGCAGTAATCTCGAACGTCTCCGCTATGCGGCTTTCGGTGGTGGTCACGATGGGACCACACCATGCCAGAAGGTTATCTCGGTATATCCACAGCTCATAAGCCCACGGTTTCACTGGGGTCGACATGAACCCGCAGTTGGTGGGGCATTTAGTGAACACGATCCGTGCGTTGGAAGTTCCCGACAAGGTCCGGTTGAACTGAAGGTTAGTGATCTCCGATATTTCTCCTACCGCCACAGGAGTTGCGCCTTGCCCTGTGGCGTCGCCGGCTTGTCTGACGATCAAGGCCGAATAGTTTTCCGCGCATCCAATAGCCATACCACACCCCTAGCATTGAGCGTCTTGGCGACGCATGACATCGAGGCGGACCGTGCCACTACGTGCATCGGTGTCTGTGGTGATGTAAATGTCTAGACACATTTCGTCGCCACACACGAGAGTCGGCCAATCGAAAGGAGCTAGGCCCCGCGTGTAGACGGGGAATGGGCACATGCCCAAACCGCCAGCCTCGATGCGGAAGGCCTTGCGCTGTATCCAGTCCGCTACGCCCTCCGTTGCGCGCGGCCAAATCGGTGCAAAAAGCTCCATGCACACATCGCAGGGGTCAGATTCTTCCCCACAGGGTTTCCCCGGGGTAACCCGCCGTAGTTGGAAAGCGATGGGTCCTTCAAAGTTTTCTACATCTTGCGGGTCAGTAATGGAACCCGTTGGGGACATTTGGCCCGGCTGGTAGCTGAGTTTAGGTATCAGGTCCAGCCACTGGGTAATCCCAGACGTGTCAATGGGAATCGAATAAAAGTTGTATTGGGTGTATTCGAGGCGCGGGTCCGGGACGCCGATGCACGGAATAGGCAAATCCTGCGTGACGGGGACGTTCGTTGCAGCGCACCCGTTAGGAACGATGGGGGTACAAATTACCGCATTTGGTTGGGCCACGAGAGGATTGCACAGCTCAGTGATGTCATACGGTTCAAAAGGGTCAGTTGTACCAACATAGAAAGGGGCTAGTGGCGTATCAATGATGTTCACTAGTGGGCTGTACCAGCCCGGATCACCAGCAGTAAACGTAACCTCAACATCACAAATAACCAACCCGCACTCGTCACCCGGGCTGAACGTCGACTCGTGAGACCGCGATATCACCACAGGCCCCTGAGTAACACCCACACGGTACAAAGAAGTCAAATAGGTCGGCACATCTTCAGGTGTGAGCGGGCAGCACGTGAGCATACACAAAGTTTCCGAAGCACAACCAGCGCCCGTTGAGCCAGAGAAAATATCTGAAACCGCCAAACAATCCCCGCCCCGCAAGACTTTAGCGAGCCATCCCATCGCATAACTGAGCGCGCACTCCGACGCGGCGACAGCCTGAATGGTCATCTCCACACTACGAGACCCCCGCCGCCGTGACCCCACGATCGCACCATTACGCGCCAGCTCATCCACACGACGTGTAGCTGTGTCACCCAAGCCGTCCAAAGCCCTAATGTAAAACCCTGCCACCATCCCCGATTCTGGAATGTTCGCGTCATACCAGGGCGCACCGTCGGCTGCCGGTGTCGTATAAGGCTCGTGCTCAAACGCTGTACGCAACGTCGGACAATCTTCACACGTAGAAAAAGGAATACCCAAACTACGCGTATAGGCGTACAGCCGCGCCTCGTTGACGATTTCCACCCCTGCATACGAAAGCCACCCGGTGAACATCTACACCCCTACCGCTAGAAGACGACGAACTATCGCGTTCGCAGCCGCATTCGGTTCCCCACCGGCCACAGTCACGTTGATAACAGGGGAAAACGTGCGGCTATTACTAACAGAAGAAGCACCAGAAGGCTGCATCACTGCCGACATCCCTTGCCCAACACTAGAACCCAAAGAAAGCCCATCAAACTGCGCCTTTAGAGAGCCAACCAGCTGATTTCCTTGAGCGGTAAGACCAGCTTCTCCCGATTTAAGCCCTTTCGCGACGTCGTCAGCGATAACCCGACCAGAAACCTCAGGGGCGCCCCGACCAGAGAAAGGTCCTTCTTTCGCCGGGCTGTTAGGCAACAGGTCTTTTACCGACGCGACGATCTTCGCCGCGGTTCTCGCAAGATCACCAGCCCTAGAAACAAGACCAGCGATCAGGTTACTGATAATCGCGCGGCCGGAGTTATAGGCCGCTGAGGCTATACCGCTCAGAGCAGCAACAACCTGGCTAGCTAGCCCTCGAACTGCGCTCGTCACGCTCCCCACACCGTTGCGTGTCGCGTTTGTTGCCTGGTTAAAGGCATCGACGAAAACCCCCGAAACCAAACTGGGTATCCGCGATATCGCGTTATGGATTTGGTCTGGAATCCCCGAAGCGACACCGACTATCTGCGCCGACCCGGTGCGTAGCTCGTTTTCGCCTCGCGTCGTGGCCTGATTAATGTTGTAGCCGAAAATTTCTGGAAGTTGACCCAAAATGTCCTTCGCGGCGCTCAGGAAGTCGCCAAGTGTCACGATTCCTTCTGTCGTGAGTCGTTTGATGGACTCGAGGAGGATGTCGAAGTTCAAACCGGTAGTGGCGATGAGAAGCCCTTCAGCTGCATCGCTGGCCAAATTTATGGCATCTACGAGGAGACCAAACGCTAGCGTTAGGCCCAGGATAGTGAAAGCTATCGCTTTCAAACCGATGTCTAGCAGATCAAATGCGATCTTGAGAGCATCTACAGAGTCCTCGCCACCAAGCGACAAAATTTCAAAGAAATCGCTGAACGTGTCACCCAAACCGGGGAGCTGTTTGGCAAGCTCGTCAAGCAACGGACCAGCTGCCTCCACAGCGGCGTTCAGCCCGGGCATAGTGTTCTCTATAAATCCGTCGAATCCCTCAGCCAGTTTTTCGACGGAGGGAGCCAGATCGCCGAACGCTTCCTCTAGCTGTGGGCCGATCTTCTCGACCGCGTTCCCGATGATGTTAAAAGCGTTCACCAGAGGCTCGACTAGTGGCTGCGCGGCGTCCTCGAACGTTTTGCTTATCTTTTCGCGCATTTGATCGAACGCGCCAGCGACTTTTTCATTGCCCCGCAAAGCAAACGCACCCAAAGCAAGGAAGCCCAAGCCGACACCGGCGATGGCTGTAGCGGCGAGGAAAGCAGCTACAGGTATCGCGGCCAAAGACGCGACGATCGCGGCTACACCTATAACCACCGGGTTAGCCATCGCTGATGGAATAATGCTAGTAAGAGGGCGAAGCCCAGACGTCATGGATGATGACAGGGACGAGGAAAACTTTTTCCCAGACTCGCCGCCGATTTCGTCAAATGATTTCGTGAAACGTCCTCGGGTCCGGTTTATTTCTTGGTCGACGTTGGTGACGGTTACGCGCAGCGTCGCGGGAGTTCTGCTTATTTGCGCGCGGGTGGCAGCGACCTCGCCGCTGATGGTGCTCGTATCTGCGGTGACGTTTATGGTCGCTGTCCGCCCATCAGCATCACGGACAGCATCGTTGACAGTGTTGTCAAACGAAGTCGCATCGGCAAGCAGGTCGAGTGTCACGTTCAATGCGCGCATGATCGGGTCGAGTTTTTTTCGAAGATCGGCGGCGAGTTTTGAAACATCTGCCACGATCAGAACATCAGCATCGGCGACCGTTGTAGCCATATCTATCGTCCCCAAGGATGCGATGTTCTGAATATTTTCCTGTTTAGCCTAGCAAGGTCTGATGGTTCTTTACACTGCTCGCATTGGGCGGAATAGCATATAGCGAGAAGTTCGTGAACTTTCATGTCGATTATGCGCATTCCTTTACCTGCCGCCCATGATGCGAGAAGGAACCAGGACCCTAGAACGCTGCCGGCTAGGGCACTAGCCGCGTTCAGATCAACGCCTAGTGCCCGCTCGCACATTTTGTGCGCTAGCACCATCAGGGCTAGCCCTGATATTCGCCTCTGATCTACGGCCTGGACCAGGTTTTCTTGAGAGTCCTCGTCCAGCGCGTATGCCACAACGCTTAGCCACCCGCTGGTGCTATCAGCAGTTGTCGCCCCGTTCAGGCTCCGCAAGATCGACGGAACATCACTGCTGTAACGCAACTCTAGGTCATCTATATGCACCACATCGGGCCACCCCGATGGATACATTACCGTGCTTTTGGGGAGGTGATCTTCTTCTGCACCTGCTGTAGTCGCTGCTCAACAGCAGGTCGGTAATGATCGGCTAGAGCCGTGAGAGCCGGCCCTAGTTCACCGACGAACGAAATTTCGCCGCCACGGCATTTCCTGTCGATGACCCTGACGTCATGGCTGTGAAAAAACGCGGACATGATGGGGATCATGTCTATAGCCGACGGGTCATCCTGCAACTTGCGGACCTCGCCCATGAGCGCAATGAATTCGTAGTCGTTTGGGCAATGCGCCGTGTATGAGCTTTCGCCAAGAGGCACCAAAATCGGTTCGGCTTCATCCGGTTCAAGGTCAACCTTTTTAAAGTCAAGGGTTTTCAGTTCAGACATGTCAGCTCCTAGAGGGTCCTGATGGCGGCGATTAAAGCGTCGCGCATGTAGTGCTGGCCCGGCTGGCCCTTGACGCTACGTACACGTATGACATGCCCCAATCCTCGCGGCTGGAACACGAGGAACGGCGCCCGTTTGGGTCGGATCACTTGCCCTAGCGGGCCGTACAGGCCCGTTCCTTCTTCCGGGTACAGACCATAACCGGTGTTAGTTGAAACTTTAACTGAAGAGGTCAGCCCTCGAAAAGTCACACGCCCAACAGCAATGGAAGACCGCAGCTTTCCTGACGCGACCGGGCTTGTAGTCTCAGCGCGACGACGCACTCTCCGCCCAAGCTCCCCGGTAAACGCAGCAACCTCAGTGCGGGCCAAAGCCATGACACCCGTAGAAATGACCCGCACCGCCATCAGGTCTCCCTATCATCCTTCACCGAAGCGCGCTTCGAAACTTTGGGCTTCTCCGCTTTCTGTACATCTATGCGCTGCACGATCCCTGAACGGACAGCAGCATCCAACAAAGCACCAGGCTCAGTGACGATCTCATCACCAGCGAATCCTTTAAAGATGCTGTTCTTGCGCAAAATGCGGTAGGTAGCCATGGCCTAACTTTACAGTGTCGCTAGTTCTAGCACTATCTCCAAAGAAGACCCCACGCATCCGCCAGCTGGGCCTATGACCTGCACGGGACCCAAGGTGTACCTACGACCACCAAGCGCATCGCAACACAAAACGGCCCGTTGCAGCGACGCAATATCCTCGGCGACCATATCTGCCTCCGCTGTGGTTGTTTCACATGTCGGCTCAGATGCAAGACACCGATATACACCTATCTGCAAGCGGACTTCCCACGGCCCCAAGGGGCATTTTGTTACTTCGGTTTGCTGCCATTCCGCGCCCACAAACCGCGCCCATGCGACTCCCTGCCCTTCGTCGCACACGCAGTCGCATCCCCGCATCGGCGGAAGCTGGTCCGATACGACCACGCAGCATTCACACACCGCATGCCCATCAGATGCCAGCTGGGTACACAGACACGCCAAAATGGAGGTCAGCAAAGGTGTGACGTTATTGGCCATAACAGCAGTCTACGGCCATGTAGTGCTACGCAGCACGGGTTGCATGTCCGGTGACCAAAACCTTGAGGGCTGCCGCTGCCCAGTCGGGTTCACGGCCGTCAGCCAAATGTCGACATCAGGGAGACCTGTGAGCCCAGAACGCAGAAAATCGACGTCGTTTATGAGCTGTATCTGTTCACCTTGGCGGGTTATTTGTTGGACCCGTGCAGGTAGACGGCATGGGCCGCCTTCACACGACTTTATGATCTCGGCGGCGAGAGCAGAAACAGCGCGCTGACCTCCGACAGGGACCGGAAGGCCCTTCTCATAGGTGATACTGAATGTGTCTAGCTCGGTGTCTGGGGACCCAAGGTCTTGGCATTGCGGCCAACACTCACCGTCTTCGGCAAGGTCAGTGCGCACCAAAAGGTTCCCGTTATCAATTCGGTAAACCTCCGGCGGCACCACAACCCCATCGACTTTGACTTCTGTCACCTCAGCGACGGGGCCTTCTAGAGCGATCTCACACACATAGCAGCAGCCACACGTGGACTGTTCGCAGCCACACGCGACGTTGATCCACACACCCTGAATCGTCTGCGTCGGAAAGAAATCAAAACTTCCGCATTTGCGGCCACAAGGGCGCACTGTAATAGGACACGTTCCATAAATCCCTGCGGTCAAACGCCACAAGATTTCTGTGGCGACAGCCATGGCATGCACCTGCACGGGAGTGCGGTCCACTGGATCTACAGGGATGCCATAGCTGCACGCCTCATCTACCGGCCAGACAGAACACGGCTCAGCCATATCTACTGCCCGTCAGATGGCTTGCTGTAGGTGGGCGCGGTGGGCCACCCCAGCAGCACTCCCACCTTAGGCCACTTTTGTTCCAAAGCGCGCACCAGAGCGTGGTATGCGCCGGCGATGATCGCGGCGATCACTGGGGTGAGTGATGCTTCGTTCACCCCAGCGACCTCGGAACCAAACACGCTGAGTACCAAACCCACCAGCAGAGGCGTCAAGGTGCGGACAACGGATGCCGTGTAGTCCTTTTTGGCTTCTATGGGCATGGGACCGTCACCACCAGGTAGGCTTCTTCTTCGGCAAGGTTGCTGTATTTAACCGATACAGTGTACGAGCCGGCGAGTGTGTAAGTGTGCGGCAGCGCCACAGCGGTAGTGATCACCGCAGCTGGGCTGCCATCGCCCCAGTTGATGGACATCGGGCGCCCGCCAGTAGCAGTAGCAGTGATTTCCATCGTCAAGGTGCCGGTTTCGCATTCTGTGATAGCGAAAACTGGCGCTGCCGGATTCGATAGAGGAACACATTCACATGAAGCCTCAGGCGGAGGAACCGTTACCACTTCGTCATAAAACTGGCTTCGGCTATCCAACGCCGTCATCAAAGGACCCGCCACCAGAGTCGACGCGTTCTGCCGAACATCGTAAGGACCGACACTCCAAGCGTTTCCTGCGATGGTGTGACCTGTCCACTCCTCTGAGTGGACGCTGTTACCTAGCTCCATGTCACCGCGAGCCCAGTTAGTGACATAAGGAAGAATGAAATAGTTCCAGGCCCCTAGAGCACCAGGCACACACACGTCAGTTCCGGCAACGGATTCCCAGCCCTCAATCGCTACACCTTCACGAAGCGAAACTTCAGGAATGTGCTGGTAGCCAGTAATGTTTCCCAGCTCATCGATAGCTTGTAGCCAGTTCGGGTTCAAAGCGGTAAACAGGTTCGGATACTTCTTAGTGAAGTTAGCGACAACCTCAAACCCACGGTCCAATTTAGGTGCCGGGATGAAAAAGCACTGCTTACCATTGGCGTTGACTGGGGCGATTTCTTCGCCGTCCTCAATGTCCGCGTTGATCGCGACTGTTTCGAAACAGTCGATGACCAGCGTCGAACACGGACCGAAAATGGGGCGCCCACAAGAGTCCACACGTGTGAAGCGCAAAACCTCAACGTTGTAAGCACCAACACATTTGACAACCATTATCGGTCCTTCCGCTTCTTGCTGGCCTTAGATGACGAAGTTTTGGTTTCTTCGGGCGTTTCGGGGTTAAGTTTCGCTTTCTGGGCTACCTCGTCAGGTACCACAAACACGGGCCCGTCACCGAAAGTTTCTACGCGGACGTCCCGAGGATCATCGGCAGCGGCAAGGAGAGCCTGAGCGATCCTGGTGATCTCGTCAGAAGTGTGATCTGGACGAATTGTGACACTCATGCTGCCTCCAGCTGAACAAGTACGGCGGCGGTAGGACAGTCCGGGATGACAACGTAACTGCGCTCCACGATCACCAAATCCTGGTTCGTGGTGACGTTGAAGCCATCCGCTCCACCGCCACGGGCACGGACGTTTCCTCGGTGGATAACCACTTGCCCGGTGGCGTACAGCCATGCCTGGTTAGCTGCCGGTGCGGCTTCCCCGGCAGGTCCGGTGAGGGCATATCCGCCGCCGAACGCCCAAGGTGTCCACAATGCTGTTCGTTTCGTTGTTTCTGGGTTCTCTTCGGTGACTAGGACCGCTTGTGACGCATAGGGAGCAACGTAGGCATCTGAGTGGATCATGCCCGTGAAACCGGTTTGATCGCGCAGGTATGCCTCCAGCAAAGCGACACCTTCAGCGAGAGAAACAGCGCCGCCGCCCAGCACCGCCGGGGTCGAGGCAGCTAGTTGAGCCCAAAACTGCTGCTCAACTAGCCGCTGCTCAACCGACGTGAACGCGTCCCGGCCCTTAGAATCGATTTCCCCAGCAACCAGGGTGCATGTCACACCAGAGATAACCAGAAACGGATCAGCCGTTTGGGCGTCTATGCCCTCAGTGACCTCTTTGGGAAGGTTGTTGTTTTGTGTGGAAAAGAAAACGTAAGTTGTTCCCTCAACAGAGTCGGGGTCCACGTCGGCAACTGTCACACACCGCTGAAGACCCCCAACCTCGCACACTTCCACAGACACAGGTTCGTCCGAGACGATCGTGACAGTGCCTGTGAGCGGTACGGCAGCTTCACCGTCGACGCTGTACGTGTAGTCACCTACAACCCCAGGGGACACGGTGACCGTGAACTCGTCCTCAGTGGCAGTCCGCGTAAAAGTCACCGTGAACGGATTAGCGCAATCCGTGTTCCAAATAATTCCGTCGTGGCATGCCACCGAATCGAAAACATACTCCGATGACAGCCGCAACGATTTGCCATGCTCAACGACTTGCGCCGTTGAGAGCAGGCCATACCGGTACGGGGTCCGTACCGGTGGTTCAACTTGTATAGCCATAGCCTGCCCTCTCAAGGTCCTGGTTTATGCGAATTACCACCCTGGTTATGGGGTGGAGTCGCAAGAACCAGTGGCCGCACCAGTGGTACCAGATGGGCAGGTCGGGATGGTGATGGCCAGGGATTCGAAGCAACGCTCCAGCACGTTGAAGCCCTCTTCCACGAAGAGGGCTGTGTATTGGTTCAGGGTCAGCTGAGCCGCACTGTGAATCGTCCCCAGGTTGATGACTGGCGACGTCAACTTCACGAACGTTCCAGGAATGTAGATCAAAACCTGCGCGCTCAACGGTCGGGTAGCTGCCAGTGCTGGGGTGGTGGCGACGGGCTGCCAGTCATACACCCACTGCACACGAATGTTCCGCTCAGCGAACGCTGCTCGGATACGCGCCTCAGAAACCAGAAGATCAACACCGTTACGGCGAGCCAGATCGGCGGTCATGTGTTGCAGGTACCAGTGAGGTGCCACAACCTCAATCAGTGAATCGAACCGCAAACGGTACCGGTTGCGCAGCCACTCCGCATACAGGGAAGCCCAGTCCAGGAACTGCGACGTAGTCGAAGTGTCTGACACGCCTGTGGTAGCGGGGACCACAGGAATGGTTACTGCTGTCGAAGCGGCAACCATGCGAGTCAAAATGTTGAGGTTGATTTTGTGTTCGTTAGCGGCGATCGCTTCCCGGATGAACCTCTCCACATATTCCGGGTATCCGGCCTGCGTCAGCAAGTTCCCCGTGATACACAACGGGTTAACGTCCAGGCGAGTCTCAGTAAACGGCGGGCAATCAATTTCGATACACGTCTTAGGTGTAGCAGCGATAACCTGTGCTTCCGTGAGGACTTGTCCGATAGAAGCATTCGCGAACAGGGTCGCGAAGTTTGGGCCATTAGTCGTTTGGACACCCCCACGTCGGGCCACAACCTCAGGCAAATCAACGATGCCATCAAGGCTGGTCACGAAGGGGCAAAGTTCGTAGAGGGTTTCAGAAGGTGCACACCATCCGGCCGCGTACTGCCCGGCCGTCCGGTCCCAAACCGGAAGCTTTGCAGTGACCTTCTCGATGACCTCAGAGTCGCTGTCGCGGCCCCCCAC